TCAGATTTGGAAGCTTTACACTAGAAGGCAACGTAGTAACATATGAAGTTATTACTAATGCTGATGGAACAGAATTTATAAGAATGACAATCGTCTCCTCAGATGGTACTGAAACTGTTATAGAAATACCAATTGGAACAGGAAGTTTTGGTAGTGATGGTGATTCGGGCGGCGACTCTTAGTTTAATAATTTTACTTTCTGGTTGTGCAAGTATTCCTAGATGGAGTGAAGAGCCACAAGAATGTAATCCCGCAACTTGGGAAGAGGGAGTAGATTACCCTAAAGACTTGTGGAATGTAATAAAAGCTAGTGGCAGAATATTTGAAAGAGCCTTACCTTTTATTTGTGTAGACGAACCTGAGGTTATTCGTATGCCTTCTTATATAGAACTTCTAAATTTACCGCCCGCAGAAAAGAAACCAATCGTAGCGGTATACGAATTTCAAGATTTAACAGGACAAAGAAAATCTGTACAAAATATTGCAAGTTTTAGTACTGCAGTTACACAAGGTGGCACAGAGATGTTAATTGATGCTCTAAAAGCAGCAGGTGATGGAACTTGGTTTAGAGTAGTTGAAAGAAAAGGAATAGACCATTTAGTTAGAGAAAGACAAATTATTCGTTCAGGCAGAGAAGAAGCTGCAAAGGTACTAGGAGAGGAAGCTCCTAAACTAGGACCAATGCTTTTTGCAGGTATGATTATTGAAGGTGGTATCATTGGATATGACAGCAATATCATGACCGGTGGACGAGGAGCAAGAACACTTGGTATTGGAGGTTCAAGACAATACAGACAAGACCAAGTTACTGTCAGTCTTCGGGCAGTGAGTGTACTTACAGGAGAGGTTCTTCTAAATGTACAAGCAAAGAAAACTATATTTTCATATGGTTCTTCAGGAGACATTTTTAGATTCATTGAGCAAGGTACACAACTTATCGAATTCGAAGATGGTACTGGTAAGAATGAATCTGTTACTTATTCTGTACGCACAGCCATTGAGGCTGCCGTGCTTGAGTTAGTCAACCAAGGAGACGAAAGAGGTCTTTGGAAGATTAAAGGGAGAGAATGATGAGAAGAATACTTTTAGGCCTAAGTTTGATTCCAGCACTACTTTTCGCACAAGCAACTGACGATAATGAAGTCTGGATAGACCAAGAAGGTGATACACTTACATTGTACATAGACCAAATTGGATTTGGTAACAAAATAGGATTGAATGATTTTTCAGGCACTCCTGATTATATGACAATTACAGGTAGTTCACTTACTTTTGATTTAGACTTTATAGGAAATCAAAATATACTCTACGGACCATTAGTTGCTGATAGTTCAACTTTTAATTTGAGTTTCACAGGAGATTCAAATGTATTAGATTGGGATATTGGTTATATTGGTTCAGCAGATGACTCAACTTATGACATTACTGTAACAGGTGATTCAAATACTTGGGCTATCGATCAAGGGTATATTACAAGTGCCGAGAGACTGGATTTAGACCTAACCTTAATTGGAAGCTCTAATATTTTTGATTTAGATTTTGAGAGTGACGACAATACTTGGAACTGGGATATTACTGGAGATTCTAATAATATTGATGTTCACATGAATGATGGTTCACATGAGCAAACAGTTACTTTCGTAGGAGATAGCGCAGATATCGATATTAGTCAAATATCTGGTACATGTGCAACAGGAGCAGGAACAGCCTGTTCTACTCCAAACGGAAATATCCAACTGGATATAAATTCTGACAATGCAACAATTCAGATTAATCAAAAAGATTCTAGCGGCGACAGCTAGTGTGTGTTTGGTAGGGTCGGCTTTTGCCGACTCTATCGGCGACATAGTTGAAAGCACAGGGCTAGGTTCTCTTACCCGAAACAACGCCACTATTGAATCTGCTGTAAATGTAAAAGTAAACTTATACGATAGAGCAGAAACGACTAATGGCAGAATGTTAATCGAGTTTTTAGACAAAGCAGAACTCGCATTAACAGAACACACTAGAGTTATTATTGATGAAGTCATATATGACCCAAATCCTGATAAATCTAAAATGGTCATGAAAATGGCTTTTGGCACTGCAAGATTTGCTAGTGGAGCTGGTGTTAATAAGAATAATATTGATATATCAACACCGACTGCACAGATTGCAATTCGTGGTACTAACTTTACTACTACGATTGACGAACTTGGTAGAAGTTTAATAATACTACTACCTGATGAATTTGGTGACCCATCAGGTGTTATTGTAGTTAGTAACGGAGCAGGTGAAGTAATTTTGGCTGAGGCTTATGCCGCAACCATGGTAGCTTCTTCTGACAGCATACCCACTAAACCTGTTACAATAAATGGCATTACTCCAGCACTTATTGATAATATGTTTATAGTGAATCCGCCTACTGAAGTTAGGGAGGCAGTTGAGGAGAGTGTTCAAGAAAACCAAGACTCAGGAATACTTGATGTAGATTTTCTTGAATTTAATGAACTTGAACAAGATGCACTTAAAAATACAGAAGTGAATCTTGAGTTTAGTGAATTAGATATAGACTTTCTTGACGTAGATTTTTTACGAGACTTACTAGATGTAATAGAAGAATTAGAGAAGACTACTGTTAAATTAGTAGACACGCAACAACAATCAGCTTCTGGAGATGTAACACTTAGAGGTGCAACTTTAGGGAAAAACAATGATAGTCAATACAATATATTTGTAGAAGAAGACGGACTTGTTTTTTACCGAGATGTTCAAGGAGTGATTAGAATAAAAGTGCCACTAGATAGTAGCACTAAATTAATAACAACAGTTGAAGGCTATGAAGGAGTGATAGACTTAAACGCAGGAGACGATTCTATAATCGTTATAACACAAGAATGAAATACGAAGAAAAGATACGAGAGGCTTTTGAAATGATTACACTAATTGGATTTTTTATCATCATGCTACTAGGAATAAGCCCACTAGGTTATGCTGATGATAATCATGTTCATATTGACCAAGTTAATGGCGGTGATGGATTATCAGTAAATGTGGATCAGGTTGGGTATAATAACTTAATACAGTTCTCAACTGACCACGCGAACAATATCTTCAGTTTTGCTCAGTATGGTGGAAATAATACTATTTCTTGGGTTCCCTTTTGGGGCTCTGGCTATAACTGGGGTGGAGATGTTGACGGTATCGGAAATAATGAATCTGTTATACAGTATGATGGAGCAACATATGGTAGACACATATGGGGCAACAATAATGATGTAGATGTGTACCAAAGCGGTACTCATACTCATTGGTTAGACATTCATGCGAGTAATGTAACTCATGAAGTGTGGCAAGAAGGAACTGGAACTCACTATAGTCAAATTTACTACTATGGTTCAACTTCTAGTTCAACAACAGACTTGTTGCAGTCAGGGAGTGCAAACCATAATGCACAGATTACTTTATATGGTAATCAACCAACGTTTCTAAACTTACAACAACTTGGTACTACAAACCAAACTTACAGTCTAACACAAAGTTGTTATACTGTCGGAGGCTGCACAGTCAATGTAACTCAACAATGATAGAGTATGCTCTCGCCATAGAATTAAATATGGCACAAATAGAAGCTGATGCTAAACTATTAAGAGAGCATGAAGAAAAATATTTAGAAATTACACTTACAGAGCCACCAACATTAGGCGATAAAACTTTATTTTGGGTAACACAAAGTTTAGATATTTATTCTACTTATCGAGGATTACAATATGATTGTGTAAAGGAAAGTAATTTGTTTCTATCAGATAGACCTGAAGTGAAAGATATGGTAGCTTTAAAAGGCTCTATATTTGTTTTAATTCCACCAAAAACAGCTCAAGATTATAAGTATATAAATCTTATAACTTCAGTTGCAGCTATAAATAACTTTGTAGTTTTAGATAGAGCAAAGAAACGATGCATAAAACTATAACCATAATTTTTGCACTATTAATTTTAATATGGAATCCATATCCATTTAAAATTTTAGAGTTAAAGACTTTTGACTGGCTCATAATGAATACTGAGCCAGTTCAAAATCAAAACATACTCATTGTTGATTTAGATGAAAACTTTATCAAAGAGTATGGAGGTTGGCCATTACCAAGGACAGTATATTCTGAGCTTATTACAAATGTAAATACAGTTTCAGGAATTACTGTACTAATGCCCAATCCAGATATTCGTAATCCGCAAAATGATAAAGATTTTGCAGATACTATGATATTTGCACCAACAGTTCTTGCAGCTGCGGCTTCAAGACAAGTAAGTAGTGCTGGACCTCATGTTGGCACTGCTGAGATAGGAGAAAACCCAAGACCATGGCTATATCAATTCCAAGGAATTTTACCTACAGAGTCTATGCTGGAATCAAGCGCAAAGGGACTAGGCCTGACTACCGTTACTCCAGAAATAGACGGAGTGGCACGACGGCTGCCTTTAGTCGTAAACGTAGAGTCAAAACTCTACCCGAGTTTCGCCTTGGAACTCTTAAGAGTAGGAGTAGGAGAAATTTCGTACCAGCTAAAAACAGCACCAGAAGGTATTGAGTGGGTAAGAGTTCCATCTTACCCCCTCATGAATACAGATGCGAATGGTCGTATCTATTTAAACTGGAATACAAAATTTTACAAACAAACAGCAGTAGAGTTTGTCAATAATCCAATAGAAGCTCCCTTTACTATATTTGGCACTACTGCAGAAGGAATCACAAATCCAATACCAACACCAGCGGGAGCAAAATATCCACACGAAATTCAAGCAAATATACTACATAATCTTATAGAGGGCACAGCACCCAGTACCCCAAGTTGGGCTATTGGTGTAGAGTATATTGCAAGTTTATTTGCACTTATAGTACTAGCTATTGCAAGTAGATCTGTTTGGTTTTCAGTTCCAGCATTGCTACTAATTTTAGGTGGCTCAGGATATGCTACCTGGAAATTATATCAATCTTCTTACTTGTTTGACGTTAGCGGAATCGTAGTTATGTCCATTCTGTTTTGGGCATACCATACATTCGTGAGTTTCGTTTCCGAGTATCGTCAGAAACTTCTTATCAAACAACAATTTGGCACCTACCTAAGTCCAGATATGGTTAAAAAGTTACAAGAAGACCCAACATTACTGAGATTGGGTGGGGAGACAAAACGACTAACTTTCCTTTTTTCAGATATAAGAGGATTTACACCAATCTCGGAAAAATACCAATCAGACCCTCAAGGACTTACTAGTCTGATTAATCGTTTTTTAGACAATCAGACTCAAATAATTTTAAAACATGGTGGTACAATCGACAAATACATGGGCGATTGCATTATGGCATTTTGGGGCGCTCCACTTGAAGACGAAGACCAAGTGGAAAACGCAACTAAGGCTCTTTTAGAAATGAAAGAGAAATTGGAGAAACTAAATGACACCCTCGCAGAAGAAGGCTTGGATAAAATTAATACAGGAGCGGGAATCAACACAGGAATCGCGGTGGTTGGAAACTTTGGTAGTAGCAATCGTTTTGATTACTCTGTCCTTGGGGATAGCGTCAACCTTTCTGCTCGACTAGAATCTTTATGTAAAGAGTATGATGTCGGAATGATAGTATCTGAATACAGTTTAGTAGAAGGATACTCTTACAAATTCTTAGACGAAGTTATAGTCAAAGGAAAGTCGGAACCCGTCAAAATCTATACCATAGAAAAATAGTACTTGACAAAAGGTCAGATTTTTGATATAATTACAATTATGGAAGTTAAAGAAGTAGCAGCAAATTTAGAAAAACACGAGGCCATCTGTGCTGAAAGGTGGAAGACTGCGTTTAATCGATTTGATGACATGGACGTGTCAATAAAAAGAATAGAGACAATATTAATAACAGCGTCAGGGTCAATAATCGTAGGCGGAGCCACCTTAGTACTAGTGTTACTAGGAGTTCATGGAGTAATATAATATGTTTGATGAATACACAAAGAAAGACATTAAAAAGTCACCAAAAGAAAAAAGTAAAGAAGTAGTTTACTTAGAAGACGGGTTCTGGAGATTTGATGGAGCCCCTATAGGTTATGCAACAAAAGAAATCGCGGAAGAACAATACAAAAAACTCTTGGCAGGAAAGAATTGAAATCTGTCAAGTTTGTGATAAGTTCAACAAGACTTGGAAGATTTGCAAAGAATGCAAATGTTTTATGCCCCTCAAAACTAAAATACGATGGGCAGCGTGTCCACTAAATAAGTGGACGTAGGAGTACTCTTATGGCAATGCATAAGAAAAAGAAGAAAAAGAAAAGGTCTAGAGGATAATGGCACTTACAGCAAAACAACGTAAACTGCCAAAAGCCTTACAAGAAGCAATTCTGAGAAGTCAGAAAAAGAAAAAGAAAAAAGGTGGCAAAAAGAAAAAACGTAGAAGTAGAGGTTGATTGGTTAAAATACTTTCACTCTATTAAACATGTATGTCCTTGGAGTCTACAAAGTTATACTCAAGGAACAACGTTAATAACTCAGTTTGACAAAGACATTATTAAGTTGAATGAACTAAACTGGAGGAACTTACCCTGGGAGGTGATTGTGTATCTAACAGGTGATGACCTAACGCTTAATGCGATTGATGAATTCGTGGCACACAGAAATGATAGCCAAGAGAGATGTGAATATTTATGGTCACACCCCTCTTTTACTAAGGGTGGTAATAATCAGACTCCAGTCCCTGTTATCATACAACAAGATAGAGAAAATTTAATGGAACTAAGATATGGCAAAAAAATGGTCGTTAAAAAGAAAACGTAAAATTAATTGCAATAATCCAAAAGGATTTTCTCAAAAACAATATTGTCTTAGAAGAAAACGAGGAGGAAAATATAAAAAATGATAGATTATATCAAGTTTAAGTTTCTAAAACTTTGGAACATTATCTCAGGAAAAGATAAGAACTGGGACGGAAATGTTGATATCAAAGATAAAATGATAGAAGCAGAAGAAAAAGCAAAATCGTAATGCCTTATGTAGTAAAAGACTTAGTTGTTTACCGTAAAATGAGAAACGGAAGATTAGTAAAAAAGGCAAAAGCTAAGTCTAAGGAAAGTGCAAGAAAGATGATTGCACTTTTAAATAGTTTGGAAAGAAATGGCGGTAAAAAGAAAAGACCCGCGAGTCGGAACAGGAAAAAAGCCAAAAGGTAGTGGTAGAAGACTATACACTGACGAGAATCCAAAAGATACTGTAAGAATTAAGTTTGCTACTGCAAAAGACGCAAGAGCAACAGTACGAAAAGTTAAAAGAGTTCGTAAATCTTATGCTAGAAAGATACAAATACTAACTGTAGGAGAACAACGAGCAAGAGTGATGGGAAAGAAAACTGTCGCATCAATCTTCAAGTCTGCAAAAGCAGGATTAAGAAAAGCACACAATGCCAAGACACGTAAGAAAAAGAGGGCGAAGAAAGGCCGCTAAGAAAAGACCAGTACCTACAAATCCTTCTCTTTATGCTAGAGTAAAAGCTGAAGCAAAGAGAAAGTTTAAGGTATATCCATCAGCATATGCAAATGGGTGGTTAGTAAGAACTTATAAAAAACGAGGCGGAAGATTTAGAATGGGAGTTAAACGATAATGCCCGGACATAGTGGTGGTTTAACTAAATGGTTTAAAGAAGGTTGGGTAGATATATCTCGACCAAGAAAAGGTGGTGGATATGCTCCTTGCGGTAGAAAATCTGCAAGAGGCAAAAAAGCTGGAGGATATCCAAAATGTGTACCAGCAAGTAAGGCTGCAAGAATGACAAAAGCTCAGATTCGTTCAGCAGTCAGAAGAAAAAGAGCAGCTGGCAACCCAGGCGGTAAACCAACAATGGTTTCAACTTTTAAAAGAAATGGAAGAAAAAGTAAGAAGACTCGCCGCACTCGTAGAAGAAATGGGCGTTAAAGTTAGACAATGGCAATCAACAAGACAAAACACAAAACATATATCAAAAACAAAGATATATACAGAACAGCTGGAGCAGCTCGAAAAAGAGCAAGAAAGCTTGGATTAAAAGGCATACACTCTCATGGCAGAGGAAAAGACAAGAGATTTATGCCAGGTAGTTCTCACGGAGTTTACGAGAGAGCTTTAAGGAAAAAGAAAAATGGCTAGACAAGGCGGATTTCTTAGCGGACCTACTGGAGTTCATAATACTCAGAAGATTCGTAAACATACACTAAAGAGAGGTGTCACTAGAGAAATGAATGCAGCTGCAGGAGCATTAGTTAATACTAAGAACAACTACAGCATAGAAGCATTTAGATATAGTGCAGCACCTTCAGCAATAGGACCTAGATTTGGTAAAACAGCTAATCCTAGAAGAGCAACTTTTGGAAAAAGAGGAGCTGGAAGAATTTTACCAAGACGAGGTAGATAATGGCACTTACAGCAGCAGAAAAGGCTAGATTAAAAAGGGCAGGTCTTTCAAGTTTAAATAAACCGAAAAGAACACCTAGTCACCCTACTAAGAAGGCAGTTGTTGCTGTTAGAGTCGATGGAAAAGTAAAGATAATTAGATTCGGTGCACAAGGCATGGGTCATAATTACAGTCCAGAAGCTAGAAGAAGTTTCAAAGCAAGACATCGTAAAAATATTGCGAAAGGAAAGTCTTCAGCAGCTTGGTGGGCAAATAAAGTTTTTTGGGCAGGAAAAGGTGGAAGTACTAAACGACCACCAAGGTCTCAAAAACACGTTAAGGGAATAAAAAGAAGAAGATGAAATTTGATGATGATAACTTTGAAACAGACGGAAGAAAACTATGGCTAGATGAAGCCGTTACACATAGCACTACTTTTTTAAATAGAGTTATGGATACTGAAGAAAAACGTGAACTATCACCGTCAGAGAAAAACTTAAAAGATATTACGGCTGCTTATTTATACCTCTATAATGTTGTTGAGGAACAAAAACTACTAGAGGGAACTGAAAATTTATTTAATAACCAAACTATACATTGATTGAAGTAAGTAGAAAAGACATAGTTTACAATGACTTAGTAAACTATAATAGCGAAGACAGATTTATCAAGTTGCCTATTCATGGCTATCTTGACTTATTGGGTATTACACCTAATACATCACAAAATGCAATTATAAATGCTATTAATAACCCTAAATATAGATTTGTATGCGCAGCAATCTCACGTAGACAAGGAAAAACTTATATCTCAAATATAATTGGACAACTCGTTTGTCTAGTTCCTGGTAGTCATGTACTACTAATGTCACCAAACTACTCCTTATCACAAATATCCTTTGATTTACAAAGAAATCTTATCAAACACTTTGATTTAGAAGTGATAAGAGACAATGCAAAAGATAAAGTTATTGAACTATCTAATCAATCTACTATAAGAATGGGTTCAGTGAATCAAGTTGATTCAGTTGTTGGTAGAAGTTATGATTTAATAATATTTGACGAAGCAGCACTAGTAGACGGAAAAGATGCTTTCAATGTCGCACTACGTCCTACACTAGATAAAGAAAACTCAAAAGCAATATTTATTTCTACACCTCGTGGAAGAAATAATTGGTTTGCAGATTTTTACTATAGAGGATTTAGTGAAGAATATCCAGAATGGATGTCTATCCGTGCTACTTGGGAAGAAAATCCTAGAGTATCTGAACAAGATATTGTAGAAGCAAAAAAGACAAC